TTTGAATTACCAGTATGATGGCATCCGATAATATGCGTATCTTTCTTGATACAGCAGACACAGATATAATCAGAAAGCACTTTGCAACAGGTCTCATAGATGGCATAACAACTAACCCTTCACTTATCATGAAGAGTGGTAGACATCCAGAGGATGTGTATCAAGAATTGAAAGATATGGGTATAAAAGATATCAGTATGGAAGTCATGGGCACCACAGGTGAGATGGTTGATGAGGGTAGAAGACTTGTATCAAAGTTTGGACAGTGTTCTACTATCAAAGTTCCATGCACTCGTGATGGTCTTATAGCATGCAGTCAACTATCAAGAGATTTGATTAGAGTGAATGTCACTCTTATATTTGATGTGGCACAGGCAATACTTGCATCAAAAGCAGGTGCAGCATACGTATCACCATTCGTGGGTAGACTAGATGATAATTCTATTGCAGGTTTGAACCTCATAAAAGATATCGACCAAGTATATAAAGTACAGTGCATACATAGAACAAGAATACTATCAGCGTCAATTAGATACGTAAATAGTGTGTCTCAATCCTTTGCACATGGTGCTGACGTTGTCACAATGCCACCTGCAGTGTTTGAGAAAATGTATAACCATGTTCTTACCGACAAGGGTCTAGAAATTTTTGATAATGATTGGAAAGAAGTACAACCTATTCTTGAGAAGCAAAAAGCATCTCGCCAAGAGTAAAGAAACTTGGGGGAGACATTGTGTCTTTGCTTTTTTTGCAGGGATAAGATTGATATACTCAGGAGTGGCAAGCATAATACATGGATTAGTACCTGCATTCTTTGAAGGCACAGCAGCAAAAACTGTGATAGAATTATACCATAAAAGATTAGTCAATCATCCCAACCCTGATTATGCAAACTACATTAGTGATATCCAGAGCGATAGTAAATAAGAAAATAATATTTGACGATACGTATGATTATAATAATCTATGTAATCGTGTAGATGTATTCAAAAATATACTGACTAAAAGATGTAAAGCAAAGAAAGGACAAACTGTAATGAATGGTTTGCGAGGGTATGATGCTACAGCATTGTTCCTTGCAACATGTGAACTAGGAATGATTACAGTTGTTGCTTCTGTCACATCATCTTCAAAGAGAATATATTATAGGACAAAGAGAAAAAATATAGATGCTAAGACATCCTTGATGTTACCTATAAATTATATCTTCACCACTGAATCAGAGTTTGAGGAAGATGATGACTCAGGCAAAGGATCAGAGGCAAAGTTTTATGTTGATATATCAGAGAAGTGGATCACTGGAAACTTTATAAAGAGTTGGACTGATGACACACCTAATAATACATTTGATGCCACACCTGATAGTGTGATCATGATGTGCACCAGTAGTGGAACCACTGGTACACCAAAGAAAATACAACACACACATGAGTTCATGTATAGGTTGTGTAAACGTAACGCAGAAAAGTTTTATGGTAAGATAGTCACCACTAGAAAGTTCATGCATGGTAGTAGTTTTGCTACTTTCTTTCTACCAACCTTGATGTCTGATGATGTCACAAACATATATGCATCAAGCAGAAACACAAGATCCCTTGATGACATTGATCATGTTCAATTTCCATACACAGATGATATAGAGAAGTTCCTATGTGAGTCTGTCAATTTTACTAAGTTGAATGTATACACTCTTGCAGCGATACGACCAGAGTGGGTGCAATATGTTGGGTGGAAAGTAAAAGATATTATTAGCATGTACGGAATGAGTGAGACCTCAGGTCCTGTGTTAGTAAACAAAGCATCTAACTTTGAGTTCGCTCCCAATAAATTTTATCCTGTCGATGATTTTTATAGGCTGGATATTGTTGATGGACATCTTACTATAAATGATTTTCAGACTAGCGATAAGTTTAGGAAGTGGGGTGCTGCATATTTCTTTGATGGTAGAGATGATCTTATAAGAATCAATGATGTGGTGGTTCCTGTGCAAGAGTATCAGTCGTATGTCGGGAGTAATACCTTGGTCATTGACTCATTATATAATAAGATATATCTTGCTATATGGGATCAACCTATTGATGTTGAGAAGATACAATCAAAATTTCATCCCTACCATCACATATCTAAATACGAGATACTTACGAAAGCAATGTTCATGTCTGGTATCAAAATAGATATACAAGCATTGCGTGAATACTTTAGATCTGGTATAATAATATCATGATAGAAAAAGAATTTAGACCTTGGGGATGGTTCAAAGTTCTCCACAGGGGTGACAATTACTGTGTGAAGGAGTTGTACGTGGAACCTGATATGAGAATATCATATCAATTTCACAGACACAGGACAGAGGACTGGGTCGTTGTCAAGGGTGATGGTGTAATCACTCAGAATGATATTGAAACTAACTGCAAAGTTGGTGATACATTCTTTATTGGTATCGAACAAAGACACAGAATTACTGGTGGTAAAAATGGCATAACTATAATTGAAGTACAACGTGGAGATTGCAAGGAGGATGACATTGTGAGACTACAAGATGATTACAACAGAGTTGATCATCATGCATGGGGACACTACTAATGTTCACACCAGAAGACCCTGCTCATTACCAACGTGGTAAGATACAAGTCTGGGATTTTATAGCAGATCAAAACTTAGATTTTTTTGCAGGTAATGTTGTGAAGTACGTTTGTCGTGCAGGTCACAAAGGTGACAAATTAGAAGATCTGAAAAAAGCAAAAGCATACATTGATAAGTATATCGAATTATGTACCTAGTCACTGGTGGTGCAGGGTTTATTGGCAGCAATTTCCTTCACTATATTTCTAATGATACTGACCTACTAGAACCAGTTGTTGTAGTAGACAATCTATCTTACGCTGCTGATATAAAGTTCATACCAGACACAGATCAATTTATATTTGAGTGGTGTGACATAACAAATGAGGAGCATGTAAATTATATTTTTGATAAGTATAAACCGAGAAAGATATTTCACTTTGCTGCTGAGTCACATGTTGATAGGTCTATAAAAAACTATAGACCTTTTCTTGAATCAAATGTAGTAGGCACTATCAATTTATTGAATGCGAGTTTGAAACGTAATGTAGAAAAGTTCCATCACATATCCACCGATGAAGTATACGGTTCTTTAGAGTACGATGATGAAGATTTATTCAAGGAGACCACTCCGTATGACCCAAGAAATCCGTACTCAGCGAGCAAAGCTGCGTCTGACTATTTTGTTAGGTCTTGGCATAATACATATGGTTTACCTTATCTTATTACTAATTGCAGTAATAACTATGGTCCACATCAACATGTAGAAAAATTGATACCACTCACTATAAGTAATGCATTAGATGATAAGATAACTTACATGCATGATGGTGGGCATCAGATAAGAGATTGGTTGTATGTGAAAGATCATTGTGCTGCTATATGGGAACTAGAAGAACAACGTATTATCAATGATCACTTCAACATAGGAGGGTCATGTGAGAAGAGAAATATAGATGTAACAAAAATGATATTAGATATGATGAAGAAACCTCACAGTTTGATTGGTGTCAACAAAGGGAGACCAGGTATTGACAAAAGATACGGAATGGATCATAGTAAAATAACAAATAAAATTGGATGGAGACCCACAACAGATTTTGAATTAGGTCTTCGTGCCACAGTCACACATTACTTGGATTTATTATCATGATTTCATTATATGGTTGCGGTTTCATAGGCAGAAACTTCAAAGAGATGTACAATGCAGAGGTAGAAGTACAAGAAAGAGATGAGAGAGTTCCTCTTCATAATGAAATCTTGTACATGATTTCAACCACTCATAATTATCATGTCCATGATGAAATCACTAGAGATGTCGATACTAATTTACGAGTCTTGTGTGAAACCCTTGACTTCTGCAGATCGAAAGATATTACATTCAACTTTGTATCATCTTGGTTTGTCTATGGAAAGGGATCATCTGTTCCAGCAACCGAACTACAGGTATGCAACCCAACAGGATTTTATTCTATTACCAAGAAGTGTGCAGAAGATCTTATCATTTCTTTCGCTCA